TTCCACCTGGACTGGCCAGGTGCCACCAATTTGCCAAGGTCCCCAGTGGATTCCTGACAAATTGGAACGCATCATGACACCACAGCACATCAAACCCATTGCTGGGTCGTTGTATCGCACCTTCAAAATCAGTGGCTTGATATGAAACATTGGGATATTTTTGCAGCAAGGGCTGTTCTTGTATGAGATCGACCCCAGTACAGGCAATATTTAGAGGCTGCGGAACATCATCGCGTGTGGTAGCGGTGGCCCACCAGATCAAATCGTCTCCGGTGCCACAGCCGAGATCTACAAGAGTTTGTATGCTCATCATGAAATCATCGTACTCGTACAGGAGACTCAGGGTCTCTAGGCTATGCGCATGGCTAGCGCCAGGGTGTGCAAATGTCATACGTGTATATCCTCCATTCCGGCTGCTCGCAGCCGTACAATATGTCCCAACATAAAGTTCTTGCTCTCCATGGCCTTGAGCACACCTAGATATCGATTGCGCAGCAATGCCACTTCATTGATCAAGGTCTCAAATTCGATCACTTCATCTTCACCATCCACATACTTTTCGGCATCACGACTGGTTAATGCGCGTTGATAGGCTTCGAGATATTTTTGAAAATGCCGCCGTCGTATGCGCCTCAGCTGTATGTTGAGATAATTCAACACTGCTTCAATCTCTTGTAGTTGGTTAAATCTATGCTCGGTCATGCCGGGCAAGGCTGTGATGTTTTTCTCAATCAAACCACCCACCCGGCAATCTCTTTTGGCGTCCTCTAGTTCGGTTTCATAATGATCTATAAAATCAGGTATATTGCCAAGATCGGCCACTACTTTGCTATACCACATGACTTAGCTCTTGACTTAACCAAGGAAAAATCTGCGTCCAATTGGTCCCACGTCGACGATCAATTTCATTGAGATAACATTTTAAATTTTTCTGTAATTCTAAATCAACCGGACGTGCGTTTACTCCATCTACTATCCCATGCATATACCGTTTACTGATTATGTCGGCATCATTATTTTCGGGCATCAATGCTAGTATTTTTTCAAAATCTTGGTCGAAGTATCCAGGACCAAAAATTCCAGGATGTAGGTGTGGCCTTCCATCAACTAAACTAAAAGAATTATGTATACGACGAGTTTTTCTCACGTCGTTGACATATTTCTGAAGTTCAGGCAATGTCTTGATTGTGAGGCTGGTGATGGTGTTATTGACCGACATGTATAACCATTTTTGTTTACAAAGATATTCAAAATTTTGAGTCCATTTGTCAAGGTCTAGACCATACCTTACATATTCTTGCTCGGTGCCCCAGCAATCAATACTAGCATTTATGTCGACACGCTGCAGACGCCGGGTCGACACAGCATATTTCATTTTGTCAACAAATGATTCAAGTACCGATGACGATACCATTAAGTTGCTTATCACTGTGAAGTTAAGATTGCGATTCTCATGATTGATTATAAAATCTACCAATGTTGAGAATTCTTTTTGATAGAATGGCTCTCCTCCCAACACATGTAATTTCCTAAGATCATGATAGTTCGTTTCAAGATATTGAAAAAATTTTTCTAACAACTGTTGATAATCAACAGATTTAGGAACTATAGGTATGATGGGCCTAAGGTGCGAGGCCTCGCCCGGAACCGAATATCCAAACTTCTGATTCTCTTTCATGATACGACTGCTGTTAGATTCATCACAATACACACAAGCAAGATTACAGGCATTGTTAATGAAAATTTCCAACACACGTGGTGTGACCCGCACTGATTCGGGATCATACTCTAATTCAGGAGGAGACATATCATCTGTGTTCATGTGGTACAAACGATCACTGACTCCGCCCTGTGCTTCGATGTGCCCGCAGTATTCGTGGCACACCGGTTTTGGAAATTCACCAGCCAGCATCATGGACCTGTGTTGGATCCAGACTGGATCATTATGAATGTTGTCGAAATTATCAACTGTAAGCGGCACTGGCATGACTCTATGACAACATGCTGAAGTAGCTTCTGATAATCTCAGGGTATTCCACGACCATTTAAGTGGACAAGCAACACCTTTCCTAATAGGAAAACGATTGTTTTCCATCAATAATCCTCGTCATAATCGTCGTCTTCGTGATCATCATCGTCTAGATCATCTTCTTCATGATCTTGGAGATAACTGGTCAAAGCACGTTTTACATCTGTATCTCCCTTGAAGGCATCGCGTATTTCGTCGGCAGCGATATCGTTGTCTACCAATACACTGACCAAGGTTTCGGCAGCCTCGTCACGATCTACTACATTTACATACCGCTTGATTTCGGCCCAGATTTCACTTGCTAGTTCCACTGACATATATTATTCCTCCGCTGCGGTTTCTTCAGTTGGGACTGTTTCTTTCTGATTGGCAAAATCTAACATGACCTTGTCAAGGCAGCCGTCTTCGTTGTTTTCCCAGGCCTTGCGGAATTGCTTGATGATCTCGCCATCACTTGTGACAAACATAAGCCTGTTGCCATCTTTCTTTAATAATCCTTTTTTCTCAGCCAGATCCACCAGACCCGAGTAGGGATTCATGCCGGTCTCATAAGGAATCTTGACCTGAACTCCCTCAAATGGTTTGGCATAGCGAGTTTTCATGACCTTGCAGCCTGCGCGGATTCCCATAACTTCCGAGATCTTGTTGCCATCTTCATCTTCTTTTAGCTTCATCTTTTTCATGGCCACTACGATACTGCTGGCATAGATAAAGCCTTGGCCTCCCGAGATCTTGTCGTCAGGATCAAACATGTCCTGGCTGGCGTAGGTATGGTTGGTACATACCAAGCCCACATTGTAGCTACCAAACATATTTACGCAATTACGAACCAAGGCAGTCAAGGCCTTGGGCTTGCGTCCCAGGTCACCCTTCATCTCACCTGCATCAAATTGATTCACATCAGTGGGGGTCAGCAACATGCCCAGGCTATCAATGATAAACATGACCTTGGGTCTTTCGCCATCAGGCAAGGCCTTGTATTCGGTCATGAAAGTGGAAATGGTCTTGGCCACATCGTCGATCATGGCCATGCTGAGCTTGAGCAGCTTGCCCTCGCTGGTGTCAACTCCCAGGGCCTTGAGCCAATCTTCGTCCAGTGCATTTTCAGTGTCAATCAACACGACAAAGATACCTTGTTGTTGTGCATTGCGTGCGATATTACCACTACAGATATAGCTCTTGCCAGCACCGGATTCACCAGCGAACACCGTGACCTTGCCCAAGGGAATGCCTTTGTTAAAGTCGCCCGAGATCAAGTAGTTAAGGGCATAATTACCGGTGCTGATCCAATCAGTAGGGTCGTTGAATCCGATACTGAGTCCATCAATGCTTTTGGTGATTTCCTTGCGGAATTTACTTACGTCAAATGGCTTAGCCATATATTATCCTCGTAATGATTTAATCAATGATGCAGTATTGTTGTCTAAAAAACAATGAGTATCTTGCCAGTTTAACACTTTTGGATGCAGCCCGATTGTAATACAACTTTTAGCAATAACTAACGCTCTTTCCCATGGTTGTAAATTGACCAATGTGTGTACTGAGTTGATAACATTGTTGTGTATTTGTTTCATGTTGTCCAACCAAAGCAGATGTGGTTGATTTGCTTTCATCATTGCAGAATAAAAATTATCACTATATTGATAATTATACTTCCATTGCATTTGTTTAGCAATCTGTTCCAATGCTTGCGTTTTTTTTGAAAAATAATCGCTCAGGCAGTATACCGGTACATCAAAGAAATTGGGATGATTACAGCCCGTTAGCATATCATAATATGTTTCTGACAAAAACTCTACTAAATTAGATTCTGTCATTATCAATTTGTTAGGAGATTGATATGTTTTTTGAATTTCGTTTTGGATATATTCGGGTAACTTGTAAATTTCTTTATACGACTCACAATCTGGCCAACTTGGATCGCGTATAGCACTATAAAATTCAAGCCAATCATCCGTAATTTGATACTTTTGTTCAAAGAAGCTATTGAAATTTGATAATGTTGGTACGGAGTTGTGATATTTAAAATAACTCATTCTGAATTGTAGCACATGAAACCACCCGTCGGACCTGAGTTGCAATACACAGTGTAAGTCTGGGTTTGGAAATTCTTCAAGATGATGCGCGGTCAACTTGGTCCGATTTAACCCCGATATTTTATGTGAATTCCCTGCGGCCGAAAATAAATTTTCTAGATCTAGTTCTACCTGCCCGCATGAATAGAGTACATGGGACAATATTGTATTGCCCATGCCTCCATTTCTATAGTCTATACAGTATTTCAATTACTTCTGTTGTCGTGCTCGGATCATGGCCAAGATGTCCTGAGCCTTGTCGCTAGAAGGCTTGGCTGCCTGCACTGGTGCTGCGGCTGCAGCTGGCTCATCATCTTCATCAAAGCTGCTGGAGGCCATTGGAGCTGGCTTAGACACTGCTGCAGGTGC